TCCTCTTTAATGTAGAGGTTTGCAAGCGCCCGATACCAAGGTTGTAAACGAAATCTACAATGGCGTTGCACTTACGAACGTCAGTAATCAGGCCGGGGCAATTACGTAGAGCGCCGGGTAGGTACGTGTGCTCAAGCTCAATCATCAAAAGCGCCCGTGCCGTAGACTCATCCATCGGCGGGTCTTCCAACGTTACCTTGCGTTTGTCTGCGTAGTAAGTTGAGCCATAACCGATCGTAGCCACGCCAGCCGGGCACAAATATGGCTTGGCGCGGTAGCCCTCAAACTGTTTACACAGCGCGGCGGCTATCTCTAAGTTCATTCGTCTTCTGCAAGTTCTTCAGCGGCAATCTCTGCGGCTTCGTCTTCTAAGATTTCTTCAAACCCACAATCACATGGGCCGTCTTCGTAAACTAAACAGTTGTTTGCGTGTGCCATTTAAATACCCCTTTGCTTTAAAGTACGATCAAGAAACCAATAATTTATTGTCCCAGACAGCAAGGCTGAGAAGTCAGGCGTCATCATAGTCTTAAACACTTCCACTGCTGGAGCGCCAGCTAACCATGCGTTGTATGCAAACCAAACATGGATGAATGACCAGACAAACAACACCCAATACGTTACCACAGGGCGGACAGAGGCTGATAGGCTGGCTACCCATCCACCTGCGGATTTCACCATCTCTGCTTGCTGCACAATCGCGTTGTTGAAGGCGTCCATGACCCCAACATCAATTGCGGCTTCGCGGTTAGCGCCAATCTCAGCCAACTTCTGCTGGCCCCGCAGGGTTTCCAATTCGCACTGGCGGGAGAACATACTCAACTCGTGCTGACGTTCGTTCTTCTTGTCAAAGAACTTCAAGACTTCAGGAGCCATGCGGAACAAACCGCCAAAGATGGAGCCTAACAAGCCCCCGGATAAAATATCAAGCATTATTTTTTCCCCAGTTTTTCACGCTCTTCAGGAAGCCTGACTTTGACTTGCAATTCGTTAATGTGGTTCATCAAATGCTCTTTCATAATGGCTCTTCGTTCAGCAGAAATTGGGCTGTCTGTTGGAATACCTTCTTTAGTAATCAAAGCAGGCATTGCCCCTTCAATGCGTGTTAGCCGTGTAGAAAAATCATTTACCTGCCCCAAGAGCCAAGCAAGGGACGCCACAATAATTGGTATTATTGCCTTGAGAACATCAGCCCAGTTCATTACGGAGCCTCTGGCCAGTTAATAGTCCAAGGAAATCCCGCTTGCGTTGTTACGTCACGCAATGCTTGGCGGTACGCAGCCCAGACTGTTTTGTCTACAGGGGCATCAGCTACCTGAGTCCAGTCGGAGTCCTTGAGCTTGTCGTTGCGTTGCTTGCGCACAGCTTCAGCTTGAGTTGTGTCCAAGGCGTCTTTGGCTTCTTGATCCATGTTAGAAACGGAATACTTGGTAAACCACTGTCCGTTAATTTGCTCAACACCATCACGGAAAGCAAACTGATAGCGGGTGGGTTGAGCTTGTGGGCCCTCCAACACTGGATCAGCACCAAAATCATTTAAAGTTCCTACGCTAATAATTTGTGGAAATGATGTATTAGCGTTGAGTCTGCGAAACTCATCCTCGTACATAACTGCGCCTGTTTCTCTGATTCGTATTTGCATGATTGTTCCTTTAAGCAATAGCCAAGAAGATGTATGTTCCAGTATTTACATTTATTGCCGCCAAAATTGCTGAGTTCAACGCAAAACCTGTAGCGACAGTGGTTACAGAACCAAGCGTAGCAACTTCAGCCGCTGTGGTGTTTAAAAGCAGGTACGGGTCTGTCAGTACCGTCATACCTCTGGCTGTGTCGTATATGTACCAATCACCAGTTGAGTCTGTACGCTTAATAAGCACAAACCTAGCCCCGCTTGTAAAGCCGCAGTTGATGGTCTGGGTTGCGCCGTTGCCTGTATAAGTTCCAAATTTGGAAACACCGGCGCAAGTTGCAAACAGGTAGGCTACATAGGTTGCATTAGCTATATTAGCATCGTAAGTTGTTGCTGCAGCAACTTGGAAGGTGCTGGCGGTTGAAAAGCGAACCACAATTCCAAAAGACGACGCTGTAATATTAGCATCTTGTGTGTTTAAGAACAAATTAATGTTATTAGCTAGGGTTGTGCCCGAATTTACTAACCAGTTTTGAGTAGAATCTCTACGTTTTACAATAATTACCTCTGGGGTAACTGTTAGCGAGTGCGAAATATCTCGGGCAAGTGACCCATCCCCTGTGTACGTCACAATATCAAAAAAACTGGGGGCGCGGCGGAACAAGTAGTTGATATAGGTGTTTGCTGATGCATTGGTAATTGTTGATGTTGTACCAACTTTAACTCCATCCATAACATCCCAAGGGCTTGCTTGCAGGATTGTTGCCCCCGCCGCTACTTCTGCGGCTGTGGTTGATGTTACAAGATACCCAGTACCCGTAAGCCTTGAAGAAAATAAAGATGCCACTGCTGAGCCGCGATTCTTTATCAGTACAGCGTCATCAGTCTGACCGCCAGTTACCGTGGCATTTGCGCCTGTACCAGTACGGGCATTTAATCCAAAAACCGTAGTCGCATCAGTAGGCACTTTCATCGGGCCACGGCGTATGGCTATGTAGATCCAGTTTGCAGGGCCAGTGAAGTTAATACTGAAACCAGTTGATTCAGGTGAAAAATTGATACCTGTCTGTTCAGCGTTAGCTGTATTAGCCCACAACCAACTAGAGCCAGAAGGATTCGTGAAACCCCTCATGTTGTCAATCATGTACCACCCACCATAAGTAGAGCTGTCTGTGCGCTTAAACATTACCCATTGAGGCTCATATCCAAGGTTCACAGATGCTTTACCGCCGCTGTCAGTGCTAAAGGCTCCACAGGTAATCACATTGTCCGTACCCGTTAGGCCAAAGCCTCCTGCGTTGTGGGCAAATAGGTAGGCTACGTAGTTTTCTCCGTTAACGTTTGTTCCGTAAGTGCCGCTAACCAGTATATTTGTAGAAGTTGGCGTATCTGTTGGACTCCAAAAAGTTGAGCTTGCAGCACTTGTGCTATCAAGCAATAAACCGTTATTTGCAATACTGCGATGCCATACGAACCAATTTGTCACACCTATATTGGTGCATTTAACAATAATAGAACCGGGAGTGCTTCCTAAGTTATGCGGAATTGACCTGCCATCTGTTCCATTGCCCGTATACGTCACAACATCAAAAAACTTTGGCTGCTTGCGGAATGTCCATGAAACAAGGTCACCAATGCCGGGGCCATATGCAATACTATCAAACCCGTTGGTATTAAATGCCCCGCCAATTGCCCCGATTGGAACGTTTTGTGCACTAGAGTCGTTGCTAGATAAAACATTTGCTGAACCACGCGCACTATCTGAAAGAAAATGATAGCCCAAGATGGACGCTGTACTATTTCTGGTTTTTTGCCAAACCAATCCACCGCTGGCAGACAGGTTAATGTTATTAGTAATTGTCTGCGTAGAACCGTTGGCTGTGTAAAGGTACGTGCTAAACACATCCTCAATGTAGTTAGCCGCGCCGCTAACCTGTGAGCTATTGCTTGAAAACATAACCGCCCTTTAAGTGTAGTTCTGCCCAGCAGTAGAGCCGTACCAATATGTGCCGTCACTGATAAACACATACTTGTCCAGCTTGCTTGCAGTGCTGGTAATTGTCGGTGCGGTGGCCGAAGGCCAAGAGACTGTTGACCAAGTAACTGTGCGTGACCCGGTGGCATCTTGCTTAAGCAATAAAGTAAATGACTTACCCGCTGTTGCCGTTGGCATGGTAATAGTTGCATTACCCGTCAACGTAATAATCTGAACTGTGCCGTTAGTCAGCGCCAGTGTAATAGCTGTTGAACTGTTGGCTGAAAACGGTGTTTCAACGTAGTTAGTAACAGTTGGGTTTGTTAATGCTGGCGCGCTGTTAAAAACTAATAAGCCAGAACCCGTTTCATCCGTTACTGCTGACGCAAGATTTGCGCTACTTGGAGTTCCAAGAAAAGTTAAAACTCCAGCGCCTGTAGTTGTAGTAGAAGGGGCAGCACCCGCACCGCCTCCAATAAGTAAAGTATTTGCAGTTAAAGCAGCAGACGATGCAAGTGTTCCAGCCGCAGAATAATAAAGCACCCCACCGGAAGTTCCTGCGCTTAAACCCGTGCCCCCGTTGGCTACGGGCAGTGTTCCAGTAACCTCAGAGGCCAAGTTAATAACACTTGAGGCTACTTTTACAAAATCAGATCCGTTCCACGCAATCAGTACCTTGTAGCCATTAGGCACTGTAACACCAGTAGTAGGGCCAGATCCTACAAATTGAATAGACTGGGCGGGACTACCCGTAGTAGCATTGATCGCAGAAGTAGTACCACAAATAAACATTCTGGTGCCATCAGGTTTAAAAAATAATCCCGTGCAGCCTGTATCTACTGAAGCTGTAGAAAGAAAGGTACCGCCCGCTATATTTGCAGAGCTTAATAACCATGGTGTACTTAAAGTATATTGGTATACAGAGCTGGCCCTAACAATAAATAATTTTGTACCGTCTGGTTTAAAAAATACATCAAAGGGATCTGAGGCTACCGACACTGAAGCATCAGGCAACCAAGTTGCTACTGAATCAGATAAAATAGTAATGTTTTCTACAGCGGCATTTAAATTTGTAAAATTAGAGTCTAGCTCTGTGATACTCAGCGGTGAGCCTTTGCCTGCGCGGGTT